CGACACCAAATTTTCTTATTATTATAACTATAAAAAAGAGAAATAACTCTATGTACAGCACTCAATGTTTTACCCTTACCAAAAAGACCAACATAACAAATTAAGTTACCAGTAGGACATTCATTAAATTTTTTATGATAAAAATACAAGAAAAAATCTACTGGTAAATCACGTAAAATTTTTAACGGATTTCGTAAAATTAATCTAAAAATAACACTAACAAAATACAAAACAATTACAACAATCGGAACTAATAAAATCAATTATTTCACCCCATTTCCAAGATGAAACATAATATCAAGAAACCAAAGAATAATAATTAACATGATCACTTCGATTAAAAATTGACTACCAAAAACAACTTGACCATCAGAGGTCGAAAATAAGCTATTTGCTAAATTACCTAACAATCCTACTACAACCATTTTTTGCGCCCCTTTCCAAGCTTAGAACTTACCACAGTAATAATAAACTTCAAAACATCCCACATAAAAAATAATAATGCAAGATTATAAATCATAACAGCAATCTGAAACGTATCAAGTCCTGTAGAATCTAAAATATATTTCAAAGTAATCATTCAGTTACCCCCCTTATAAAATAAATAAAAAGTCCTAAAATCGCACTAAACATTAAAATTGCAAAAAACGAAAACGTATAACCATAAACATGAATCGGAATCAAAAATAATTTCATAGTCGCATCAAATAACCATTTAATATCATCCATCCTTTAACCTCTTGCGAATTTAATCGCTAAAATCACAAAACAAATACCCAAACCGGCATTAAGAATAGAGAAAAATTGTGGTGGAATAAATACGAAAGTATCGGAAAAAAACTTAATAATTCCATTATCACCAAACAGACCAAAACCATCTTTTAATTTTGACATAAAATTTTCAGCATTCAAGTCATCCTTTGCAGTACTAGGAGAATAAGTATCGATTACAGTACCACCAGAATTAACAATGGTATCAACAACAGCATCCCCCTTTATAACATCCGTTGGAGTATCTTGAACAAGTTCACCCGAAGTATTAACAACAACCCCTAAGACCTTTGTCGCAGAGTTCGGGGCATTCTGAACATCATAATCAAAACGAACCCAATCAGAAGTTTTAGCCCCATCAATATTCCTCAAATAAATATAAATATGCGTTAATTTATGTTTAACAGTAGTAAACAAACCACATTGGTCACTAACAGTCTTATAAGGCACAAAAGAATTGCTTAAATAACCATTTTTCGGAAGAAGACCCTCATTATTAACCTCAATATTCGCAAACCACTCATAGTTATTCGTTAAATTACAATCAACACTATCAATTTTAATATAATCAGTATTAAAAGGAGTCACCAAGTCCTTAGAACTAAAAGCACCCTCCCGATAAAATTCACCGTTTATTGAAGTGGCAATTTCAGTTTTATAAGGGAAATCCGAAGATTGATTCCAACTCAAATTAAAAATAAGCGAGCCACTTTGTTGCAAAGCATTTTTATAACTAAAAGTAGCACTTTGTGGACATTCCATCGTTTCATCATAAACGGGAACAATATGAGAGACAAACATATCTTGGTTCAATGGAACCACACTCGCATCCGTACCAAGATAAAAAGAAGTAGCCGCTGCTAAACTTCGATACATAGGAAGATTAGTGTCTAATAACGTACCCTTACGAGTATTCGCATCAAACAAAGAATTACCAGTAGCAAGAGGATTAAAACCAAACCTCAAATACGAAACATTGCCCTCATCATAGTTAGAACTATTATTAACATTATTTTTTAAAAAATCTAATTGACCAGAACAATAAGAACCAAACATATCACTAGAAGTCGAAAGAACTATAATATTTTTTACAGTATCATAAAAACCGACCATTGGAACATAAGAATAATTATTCGTATAACCATTGTCATAGACAAAAGGAACATAATCAAATCTCGATAAAGTAAAACCATAATCAAAAAAACAAGAATCGCTACCATTTGCACCACTTCCAAATTCAGTAAAATAATATTGCTTAGTGTTAGGAATAGTTGCACCTACATGTTCAGCACGGATAGCATCATTAAATTTTTCACGTTGAGGAACCGAAGCAATTTGAGAAATGTGATCCTTATAAAAATAAAAAGTTTGTGGTGGAACACTCGCAAACGTATTGTTAAAAAATCCCATACAACCAAATAAAACAGCCACAAAAAAGGCTAAAAACTTATACATTAATTTATCCATAACCCTCCAATTTCTTTAAAAAAAAGGGGAGTACTTCTAGCAACGAAGCACCCCCAAACAATAAGTACAAATTAAGCTCTTTTACCACCAAGCTTATGGAATAACTTGATACCAATAGGTACAAGACATCCTGCCGTAAAACAAAGTGACAAAATAGGTACAGTTGTAATTAAAGTAATCACGCCAGTAACAAGAGTTGTAATTGTAGCCATACTAGTTGTAACAAATTCCATAGGATTCACCATATAATTTCCTCTCTTTATTTTTTTATTTTTTCACCGAAGTGTCAAAAACTACTTAAGAATAGTAACACCAGAAACAATAGCACGTCCGTCATAAACTTGACCATTATAAACAAAATCAATTTTTTGACCAACTTCAACAGCAACAATACCAGAAATATAAGTTTCAACAGCTTTACGGCCAACAGCACCATTCGTTACAGCATAATCGTCAAAACTACCAATAGCATGAACTTTGGTATAAGGGGAATTTTTACCCTTAGTAAAACCTCTAACAACACCAATAACCTCAAACATAAGTACACCAACTTTCCATATTTTGTATTTATTACAAAACAATACCATAAAATACAAAATGTGTCAATAACATATATAATATTTTATTGTAATACAAAAAAAGACAAAAAAAATGGAGAGTCAAAATCACTCTCCATCAATTTCACCTAAAGAAATTAAACGCATAAAATCACTTAATTTACGTCTCTTTTTAAAAGCTAAAACACATAACTTTTTATGTTCAGATTCAGAAACACGAACAGAAATAACTTTAGATTTGGCTAACTTTTTATCCAAAAAATCACCACCTTTATATTAAATATTAATACAAAAGTATGACAAAGTCAACATTAAACCAATTCTACATATTTAACCTTAGTAAAACTTTTATCGTCACCAGTTTCCGAAATCCTAACAACTCCCTTACCTACACTATCAGAAAACATAGATAAATAATCATTAAATTCATCATCTTCTAAAAATAAAATAATAGAAGTAGGTAAAGGAATATTAGAAGATGCAAAATAACGATGCTTACCAACGAGTGTATCAGTCAAACTCTTAGTAATATATTTACAAATATACTTACCAACCTTATGAATATCTTTAACCTTAGTAGCTGTAGTAAAACCATATGTATATTTTGACATATTATAAATAATATCACCAGATTTAGTCTTGTGCAAAGAATCAGTAAAGACTATACTACCAGTATCAGCTAACAAACCATGGAAGTGCCAACCACCAAGTTTATGCTGTTCTGGAACGATTAAATATTTTAAATTAGGAGCAAACCTATTTTTTTGATTATTCAACCATTTACGGACAAATTTGCTACAAACAGAAAAGTCCATACTATCAATTTTTTTCGGGTCAAAAGTCAATGTAATAAAATATTCCCATTCACAACATCTTGAAAAACTAAAAATCTTTTGTTTCATTCGATTCCAACTTCTAAACTTATTTTTCAATTGATCACTTTCAAAAGTTTCAAAATCAAAAATTTCTCTTGTTACTTTTCCATCAAAAGGATTAGTAAGCTGCTTATTCTCATATGCGGTTTGAAATTTGAGTAACTTATTGGGTTCATCAAAAGGAATATCTTTCAAAAACATTATCTCTGAATATTTACGAATTTGAATTTCCCCATTAGGGTAATTAATAATTCTAGTATTATAGTGCATAAAACCTACTTTCTAAAAAAGAAAAAAGATTAAAAACCATTATTCTTGAGTAACTTATGTCCCTATAGTCAAGTAGGGGACAAACGATGAACGAAAGAAGATAACTAGATTCGTGCGGACACTAATGCCGTCCTTGACCGCGTAAGCGTACGCTCATTGAAACACTAGCTAAGCAAGGAAATTAGTATACAAACTGAATCAAATCGACCAACGAATATTATCGCAATGATTCGTCCAAGCTATTAATAAATGTATTATGAATATCACGTAAAAAGCTTGTACTTTTTTCCATCAACATATTAGCAACAGCAGACGAACTAAGACCAAGTTCAGCCGCAACTTTTTCAATATCTTTATACATTTGCCCTGACACAGTAACCGTAATTCTCTTATTCGATTTTTTAATCATTTTAACCAACTTTCACCCCGTAAGCCGATAGGACAGCTAATAAAATAACCCTTTTATTCTACCAAATTAATTATCATTACGATAATAAAGTCTAACAATTCCACAAACACAAGTAAAAATAAGAGAACAAAAAAATAAAAAAAATAAATATGCCATAATTACACCCTCCTATAAAATCTTAATTTGCTATTAAAATCAATCATTTTCCTTTAAATAAATATACATATTTCTATCATTACCAACACTAGGAGAATAAATATCTGATACTAAAAAATCTAATCTTGGAAAAATATCAGATTCCAACATACACAAATCACCACAACGTAACTCTGAATAACCATCAATAACTGGAGAATAAACAAAAATAGAAACTCTCTGATTCCCTCTTAAAACATGCAACAAATCTTTAAACAACATAAATACCACCCTTCCTATCAAATGTTAGATTGATTAAGTAACTCTTAACCTAATATCATTATATCATAAAGTGCAACACTATGCAACACTTATTCACAAATTATTAAATATATTTTTAATACACAATGCACAAATAGTGGGGAGCGCATTCGCTTTATCTCCCCACTATTTAAAATGTGCCTATTATTTTTTACGAATTTTCTTTAACTTACGAGAAGCCTTAGAAACATTATTAATATCACCAGTTCCCAACGATTGCAAAAGCAAAATTTCTGAATCAGAAATCATATCACCAGTAACAGCAGATTTTTCTAAATTTTTAACACACGCCAAAGTATTATACGAATTATAATTTTTGTTAGAAATATAAAAACCAGTACGCATAAGAGGTTGAATCATATCTGGATTAGACGCATTTTCCATATCCCATGCAGAATAAACCGAATGAATCATAAAACGCCATATCTTATTACAATCATATACCTGAGCCGTAACTTGACGAAGTAACGCATCCACTTGTCCAAACCTTTGAGCTGTATAATAAATAGATAAATGATAATGTCTACAAGTAAGCAGCGTATTCAAAAATAAAGGAGAAATATTTGTCTTAAAACTTCTCGAATTAAGTTGAACACTAAATTCATCCCCCAAACATAAAATAACAGTTAAAGTATCATTTTCAATATCAAGTTCAGCCATACGTTCAGAAAATGTAACTAATTGCTGAAGACTTTCAAAAGGAATAAAAGGGATAATAATATCAACATTTGAAAGAACTACAATTTTTTGAATAACAAATTTCTTTCTATCC